CCAAGCTTGGCTAAATAACCAAATTAAGGCGACTAAAGGTAAAAAATCTGAACCTTATTTCAAGGAATTCAATAAGTTTTTTAATTATGAAGAACAAGAAAAGTTAATTTTGGGTAAGTCATTAATTGATGAAAAGATTGATATAGGGGCAATTGATTTATTAAGAAAAGCAAATAAGTAGGAAAGGAGGAAAATGATGGAATCATATTCAGTCGAAGCAATACTTACTGCTACTGATAGAACGTTTAGTAGCACAATGAGTAGCGCTGAACGCTCTATGGCTGGTGTAAATAAGCAATCTGGCGAACTAGGTGATGGATTGGATAAAAGCACCACTAAAGGGAATCAATTGGGTAAGTCAATTCTTAGCATTGGGGCAGGCGTGGGCGCTGTAAAATTAGTATCTACGGCCGTAAATATGGTTAAGGACTCTGTTGAAGGAGCGATTAACCGTTTTGATACGTTGAATAAGTATCCTGTAGTTATGAAGGCTCTAGGTTACTCAACAGAAGATGTTGATCGGTCCATGAATAAACTATCTGATGGGATTGATGGATTACCTACATCCCTCGATGAAATTGTAGCTAGTACGCAACAACTATCAATTTCAACTGGTAGCTTGAGTAAAGGTACTGACACAGCTATTGCATTAAATGATGCCTTTCTTGCTTCTGGAGCTTCAACTGCTGATGCAACTCGTGGTATGCAACAATATATTCAAATGCTTGGTAAGGGTGAAGTTGATATGCAATCTTGGCGAACTTTACAAGAAACAATGCCAATAGCTATGGATAAAGTTGCTAAGTCTTTCAAAGAACAAGGTGTAAACTCAGTTAACCAATTATATGATGCCTTAAAAGAAGGAGATATTACATTTAATGAGTTCAATAATCGTTTGATTGAGTTGGACAAAGGCGTAGGTGGTTTTGCGGATTTAGCCAAGAAAAACTCAAAAGGTATCAAAACCTCATGGGCAAATATTAAAACAGCCACCGTTAAAGGTGTGACTACAGTTATTAAATCATTTGATGAATTATCCAAAGCAGTGACAGGAAAAAATATTGCCGAAAACTTAGACTCTTTAAAAAATGTAGTTAATATAACTTTTAAGGCAATTGATGCAGCGATTCAATCAACTATTCCGTTGATGAAACTATTCGGAAAAGCTATTACGTCGATAGGTACAGCCTTAACACCATTACTACCAACAATTGCCAGTTTTGCTGCCACTTTTACAGCATTGAAAGTAATTCAGCAAGTGACAGGTTATATAAAACAATCTGAATTGGCAATCAAAGCTTATACAACCGCAATAAGTTTATACAATGGAATATCAAAACTGGCAACGTTGTCTACCACAGCACTCGGAAGAGCATGGATGTTAAAC